CAATTTGAATACATTAGCTTTCCTGCTATTGCGGAAGGAATGTTAAACCCTCAGGATCCAAGAAAACACGGAGAACCTATTTGGCCAAACAAATACAGTTTGGCAGATATGCTTACTACCAAAAGTTCTGTAGGCTCCAGAGAATGGGAATCTCTTTACCAATGTAACCCTTCATCTGAAGGGGCTCAGGAATGGGCACCAGACTTGTTTGCTGACCACATATGGCTAGAAGGAGACTGGCCTAAGAAAGACGAACTGGAAGCCTGTGTGTTAGCAATTGACCCTTCCAAAGGTGCAGACAGCAAACATGGGGATTACTCAGCGATAACTGTTTTGGCTAGAACCAAAAGTAAAAAACTTCTAGGTCATGTGTACATGGCTCGTATGTCTACAGAGACTATGATTGACCAAGTTATTGACATGGTTCGTCAGTACAGACCAGATCTTGTAACCTGTGAAAGCAATATGTTTCAGTCCCTGATTCTGGAAAACCTTACAAGAAAAGCTCAGAAGGCTGGACTTAGAGTACCTGCACAGGGTGTACAGAACACGCTGAAGAAAGAAGTTCGCATTCGTAGATTAGGTCCATATCTTGAACAGAAGATGTTTCAATTTACAAAATCTTCTGGATCCAAATTGCTGGTAGACCAACTCAAAATGTTTCCTTCCAGCCAACATGATGATGGTCCTGACAGTTTGGAACTAGCATTGCGTTCACTCATCTTCGTATGCAATAATAAGTTAAAGCCATCTATACAAGGAATCCGGAGTTAATCATGGGTCAGTTTGACGCATTCAACATTAACACACAATCCGTCAAACCCAAAACTCTTAAGGAGTCTTGGGGTGACCTGTATATGCCCCAACAATACATTGCGGATGTATTGAACAGGGCAAACTCCGGTTATCTTGGCGTAGGTATTTGGGCTAACAACAATCCCAGAGATCGTGCATATGGTGCGGATTATCCGTTTGTACGGAATGAACAAGACTTGGCATTGATGCGTAATGCTAGTAGATACTGCTACCGTACTGTGTCCAATGCCTCAGGGTTTATGACTACCCTCACAAGCTATGTCATTTCTACCGGATTCAATGTAACCTGTAAGTCTGACACCAAAAATAGACTTGCTCAAAAATGTCAAAAAATTATTAGCCATTGGATGGAAGAGAATAACTTTGAAGCTCTTCAGGAAGAGATCTTTCAGCGTACTCGTATTGATGGGGAAATGTTTTTGCGTATGTATCCCCAAGCTGATGGGGATCTTGAAGTTCGATTTGTTGAACCAGAATGTGTAACTCAACCGGGAGGGACGCTGGAAGAAGACTATATCTTTGGGATTAAAACAGATCCATTAGACACCCAGAATATTCTGGAATACAATGTTCGCTACTTTGGTGCGGAAGCTTATCAGGGATTAACTGATGAAGCTGTCAAACCCGAAGACATTGTGCATTACAAAATTAACTGTACAGGCGCAATGAAAAGGGGTGTACCTGATTTTAGTTTTAATACGCTGGAATCCTTTACACTAGCTGCAAAACTAACTCGCAACATTGGTGAAGGTGCAGCTGTTCAATCAGCGATTGCTGCGGTACGAGAGCATCAAACAGCGTCTATGCAACAGGTAGACGATTTCTTGGATACTCAAATTGGAGCTACTCCTGTTCCCCCATTCCCTTATCCGGGTATGTCTCCACAATCTTTTCAGGGTTACCAACAGTTTCAACCGGGATCTTTCTTGGATATTCCGGGAGGAACCAAGTATGTACCACCTCCGGGTGCTACCAATGTAGAACCCCACCTTCAAGTATTGCAAGCTGTGCTTCGTGCAGCGGGTATGCGTTGGAGTGCCCCAGAATGGGCTGTAAGCGCACGATCAGACTCCATGTCATACGCTTCCTCACTTACAGCAGAATCTCCCTTCCTACGCACTTGCCTGCGTTTGCAAAGGGATTACAAACGAGTATTCAAAAAAATCCTACATAAGGTCTTGGATATTGCAGCGTTAGCTGGAAAGATTCCAGTAGAGTGGGAGACCCATGTGCAAATTGATGTGGCTGCTCCTGCTATGGAAGTCCGTGATAGGGGTGCAGAAGCCAGAGCCAATCAAATTTATTTTGATATGGGTATCAAATCCAAACATACGATTGCATCTGAGACTGGTTTGAACTATTCTCAAGAGCAGGATTACATGGCGGAAGAGCATAGTCAATCTGCTCCTCCTCCAGAACAAGCGTACAATCCAGAGAAAAATGCAGATAATGATATCAACTTGCCTCAAAAGCAAATCCCTAATCTTAACGCTGAAGATGGGGATGTAGAGCTACCTATTGCAAATACAAAAAAAACAAAAAAAGGAAAAGGTAACTTGACAACAAATAACAAAGGAGTGTAACTTAATATTATGGCCACACGATCCAAATCTATCACGATCAATATTTCAGAAGCTAGTCTAGGTGCAGCCAAATTGCAAGTAGATAAGCAAGCTTGCATTATTCGTAATGTAAAATTGCTTGGCTTTATTTCTAAAAATGGTCGTGAGTATACACCAGAAGCCATTAAAGAAGCAGTGCCTCTGTATGAAGGGGCACCTGTTAATGTAGATCATACGATTGATAATAAAGTTCCACGCTCTGTGCATGACCGACTGGGACGACTTATCAATGTGCATTTTGTTGAAGGTGAAGGTCTCTATGGAGACTTGGTATACCTAGAAAAACATCCTATGGCGGAACGCCTAGTAGAAGCCGCAGAGCGAATGCCAGACGCAATGGGATTTTCTCATTCAGCGGATGGTTTGGTACGGAAGCTCAAAGGTGGTATTGAACAAGTCTACAAAATCTCTAAAGTAAATTCTGTAGATCTTGTAGCTGATCCTGCAACCTGTAACTCTTTATCGGAGTCAACTATGGCTGACAAAGAAGATTCAACTCATGTGGACATTGTTAAGGGTGACCACCCTGTACAAGAAGCTTCCATGTGCGAAGTTTGTAAGAAAGTCAAAGAAGCTCTTGGCGACAAGGATTCTGATGACAAGAACAAAATGGATAAAATCAAAGAAGCTTATGGCATGATGGAAGGAGAGCCCAAGCCTCCTGTCGATCCTTCCAAAGATTCTATGGGACCCGGTAAGAAATCCGAGTCTGAAGACGCTGATGCAGACGACAAACCAAACGATACAGATCCTGAAGAAAAGAAAGAATCTGTAGCAGTCACTCGTCTTAAGCTTATTGGTGAGCTTAAAGAACTGTGTGAACAAGTAAAAGTTAAGGCTGATTCCCAGATGATCAGCGATTTGTCTTTGCTTCCAAGAGAAGCTGCTGTTCGTCAGATTACTCGCATTGCGCTGTCTGAAGCTGTCAGCACTCCCAAGACTTCGATTCCAGTACCCACAAAACAAGAGTCGAAGATCCCTGAAAAGGGATTGGCTGATTGGTTGAAAAACTAACCTTTTCTAGGAGATCTCAATGAGTACGATTTTTAATGGTGGACGGTTTGTTCTTCCTCCCGGCACTACGGAGCTTCAGCTTCCTGCCAAGGCTTCTACTGCTGTTAGCGTAGGTGACCTTCTTGTTTGGGATGCTACCAACAAGTGGGTTGAACCTATTTCGCTGGGTACTGCTGGTCTTAGCGATACGGTAGCCAACATTGGTGCAAACTTTGTTGGTGTGGCTCTTAGTGGTAAGCTGGCTTCGGATCCTTCTCTTGGATACCCTGCCTTCCCCACTCCGATTCAAACCATCACGGTTGCTTCGGATGCTATCTACGAAGCCAATGTTGCTTCTGCTACTTTCAATGTTGGTGCTACTGTTGGTGGCGTTACTGGTGCAACTGGTGACTACACTGTAGCCTCTAACAGCACTACTGCCCAAATCATCGGGTATGTTGTTTCCCTTTACACTACTGCGGTGACTCGCATCCGTGTTCGGCTGGTAGGGAAGTTTTCTCCCTTTGTCTTCGCCGACAGGAACTAACCCATACCCTTAAGGAGTTTATACAATGTTGAATATGTTCAAAGTTAGGGATCTGTACGAGACCCGCCTTAATGAAGGTGGTAACGGTCGTATCAAGTTTGTAAACGAAATCCGACATATGCTCGGACTTTGTGATGCAAATGGTAACGACTACAAAGACCGTGCTGGCAACCGCACCCTTAAGGAACAACAGGTTCGTCCTGAAGATTTTTCTCTTCAAGAACTTGCAGAAGGTATCTGCGGTCGTTCTTGGAAAGCAATCTTTGATCCTGCTCAAGGCGAATTGTTTTCCAAGATGACCCTTGCTCGTTCGCTGGTCGAACAAGTAGAACCCGGTGATCGTCGGGCTCTGTTGGAAAATACCGGATTCGGTATTGATCCTTCAGCGTTCCTCAACATCAATGCTTACACCATCCTCACTGGTGGTCTGATCGAAGTCAAGATTTTGGAAGCTTTCCAGAATCCTGCTTTCATCGGCGATAAGCTCATGCCTGCTGAAGCTACCAAGCTCAACGGTCAAAAGGTTATCGGCATCAACCCCATTGGTGATGTGTCGCAGCGTAGGGCTCCGGGTGAACCTCATCCTAGGACCCAGTTCGGTGAGCGTTGGATTCAAACTCCAGAGACTCGTGAAAACGCTCTGGCGATTGACATCCTCAAAGAAGCAGTTTTCTTTGACCTCACTGGTGACATTCTTCGGAATGCTGCTGCTTTGGGTGAGCAACTTGCTTATCGCAAGGAACTCGAAATCATTGACACCATCATTGGTGTAAACAATCCTTTCAACTGGAAGGGAACTGCTTACAACACCTACGCCAACACCCTTGGCTATGACAATGCCCTGACCGGCAACGACCTCCAAGACTGGACCAATGTCCAAGCTGCTTGGTTGAAGTTCAGCCGTTTCACTGATCCTGATACCGCCAAGCGTATCTTGATCAACCCCAACACCATCTTGGTTTCTCCGGGTAAGCTGGCTACTGCCAACCTTATCCTGAATGCAACCATGACTCAGCGTCGTACTGGTGCAGGAGCTACCACTCCTCAGACGACCAGTAATCCGCTGAATGTGTCTGACACCAACAGCAACCCCTACTCGGGAATGTTTGATGTTCTTACCAGCCCGTTGCTTGAGCAACAACTCTACGCACAGCTGGGTAGCTACGACACTGCCACCTCCACTTGGTTCATGATGGAGAAGGGTAAGAGCTTCAAGTATATGCAGAACTATCCTCTGCAAGTGCAGCAAGCTTCTGCTCAATCCTACAATATGTTGGATCGTGGGATTGTCAGCACCTACTTTGCTCATGAGAGGGGTATCGCTTCTGTGTGGTCACCATGGCACACGATGAAGTGTTCGGCCTAATCCTAGCAGACTAGGTTTCAATTAGCCCCATCCATCAAACAGGTGGGTGGGGCTTTTTTCATAAGGAGAGAATGATGGCTAAGTACAAACAAAGTTATGAAACCAAAGAATGGAAAGATTACGATAGTCAAAAATTGTACATGATTCAATTGAAAGAGCTACCTAGAAGGCAGTATAATGCGTACAGTCCTAGGGAAGCTGTAGAACGATATAAGTCAGACTTGAATTTGTCTATGACTAGGGATTCTTCCGAGTTTACTATCTTGGAGGTTCAGCATTATGGCAAGTCAAGCTGATTTGATAGATGGATCAATGACTACTCTTGCCGCAAAGATTGCGGAGATTAGTGCTAATCCAAAACCAAATTATGAAGTAGACGGTCAACGGGTAGATCATGCGGACTACTTGTTAAGTTTGACTCGTACTATGACTGAACTTATTGCGCTGCGTCAAAAACTACAGGGTCCTTTTCAACGAATCACTAGGGTAGGGAGCCTATAATGTCTGTAAAGTATGCAGTAATCAATGCAAGTGCTTCTGGAAATAACACAATAATTTCAGCTGTAACTGGTAAAAAGATTCGAGTATTAGGCTATACTCACACAGCTTCTACTGCTGTTATTGTTACATGGAAATCTGGAACAACAACTGCTATTAGTGGACCTATGCACTTTGCTACAGATGGTTCTAGACAAGGTATAAGTGGTGCTGGAACTTTTATGGCAGAATATGGTGTAATGGAAACTGCTGTAGGTGAAGCACTGGTAATGAGTTTAAGTGGTGTAGCAACGGTCGGAGGGCACTTGATTTACCGGGAGGTACAAGTTTAGTGTCTATAGGTAGCAGTGCTGCTGTATTCCTCAGTAGTTTGGTAGGAGGTACTTCTCCTACCGAACCTGTTAATCTACGCCCTATACTTACCCAGTTAGGTAGAGAAGCCTCTGTACACCTTAGGGCTCAGTTAAGCAGACCCTGTAATGGGAAAAAGAAAAACCACTCGCTTCCGGGAGAGTATCCTAAATCTGAAACAGGGAATCTCCGAAGTAGCGTAGGGTTTAAAGTATCTGGTAAAGATAAAGTCTTTATTGGGTACAAGCATCAGGGCAACCGCTCTATGGGCTTGAAAAAAGGGAAGAAGGCTCGCTCTACTTCCTATGCAGATAGGCTTCAAGAGAAAGGTCGTCTGGGACCTATTGATGCCCTTAACGACATCAAATCAACGGTTGAACAGAAGTTCAACATACGCTTAAGGTTTACTCCTAGTATCAAATGGGTGCCTAACTAATAATGTTAGATCTCACAGAAGACAGTATTCTGTTTGATAACCTGTCCACAGTGACTTACACGGACCCTAATGGAACTGTGTACACTGTGGATAATGTCAAAGTCTATCCTGCTGCCAATGTTTCAGCGGAAATATCTGATACTAATGTACGCTCTGTATCTACCAAGTTTTGTATGTGGTCCAATTCCATAAGTGTTCCTCCTCAAGTAAATGGAAGACTTGTGATTGTATCTGGACCAATGAATCTGGGCGATATATTTAATCGTAGTTTTCGCATACTAGCTATTGAAGAGGCTACTTTTCAATCCCGCTGGATTATTACTGCAATCATAGATGCTGGAGGAACGCTATAATGGCTGGCATCTACGACGCAATACTCACAGGGGTAAAAGCTCGCATAGATGGCGTAGGTACTTTACCTTCTACTGTTATTCGTAAGCAGTTAGCATTTCTTGAAGGTGATGATCTTCCTTCCATTATTATTGCTCCAATGGAACCTGAAGCAATTGCTATGGAATACTTCGGAAGAATATGTTATTCTTACAGTGTAGGGGTTGCTTTAGTAGAAACAGGCAACCGGCAGTACACCACAGGACTTACTACCTCTCTGGATCTTAGAGAGACTTTAAGGAACACGCTGGTTCAATTGTTTTTACCAAATGTTCCAGAAGTGTGGGATGTGGATGTTACTCCGGGACTACCTATCTACTTTCCTTCAGATGGACCTGCGACTAACTACCAGACCAGTACATTCAATGTCCGTTACAAGACTGATGAAGCCCGACCGGGTTACCCTACTCTACCTTAAGGAGTTTGCACAATGGCAGTAGT